GAGGAAAATCCTGCGATGTGGCCGTTGATTCCTGCAACACCAAGCCGTATGTGTATGTATTGCCCTTATTACCGACCTTTTAGCACCGATCTATCGGTTGCCTGCAATGGTGATACCGATGTGTGAGCGTGATGGTTGCGGTTGTGGAATACCCGCCAAAACAATCAATGACATTGCCAAAGAATTGGCTGAACTCACACCACCAATAGAGTTAGAAACAAACTAACACCAAACCAAAAGAAACGGGGGAAAGCCAAATGGCTTTTTCAGCACCAAGTAGCAACACAGAATCAGTAAAGGTGGCAGACCTAAACGGCCACCTATTGATTCTTGAAGCAATTGAATACAAAACTGGCATCCCAACAGTTCACGGTGATGCCGATGCAATTGAAGTTCGTATCAATGATTTAGATACAGGCTTCAATCACGAATCAGTATTGTTCTTCAATGTAGCTTTGAAGAACGCATTGAAAACAAAGATTGGCCAAAAGGTATTGGCACGCATTGGTCAGGGAACGGCAAAGCCTGGAAAGTCAGCGCCGTGGATTCTTGTAGATGCAACAGGCGATGCCGATGCAGTGGCAAAGGCAAACGCATTTATTGCAGGCTCACCTGCAGTTGCATCAGCACCTGCGGTGGCACCTGCCAGTGCCAATATCAATGACCCAGCCGTTCAAGCATTGCTTGCGCAGTTAGGTGCAAAACCAGTTAACTAAAACTTCTTGGGGTACTTGTCCTTTCCACCCCAAGAGATCGGCGTTGTGATGGTTCACAGGGCGGGAATGTATCGGGGGATACATCCTCAAGGTTCGATTCCTTGAACGCCACGCAAGACTAACGAACGGGGGAATAATGCCATTTTATGAATTCACTTGCGATTGTGGGCATAAAGCCGAAGTGTTTTTTGAAATGAATGATGAAAAGCGCATCATCTGCGAAAGTTGCAAGAAGAAGTTAATGCAACGCAAGTATTCACTTGGGGGAACCATCTTCAAGGGTGAAGGATGGGGGGGAAGCAAGTGAGAACTGCAGTCAGTTTGTTTGCAGGTGTTGGTGGCTTTGATCTAGCACTAGAACGAGCTGGTGTAAAAGTAGTTGCATCAGTTGAATGGGATAAGAAAGCCCAGGAAGTGTTACGCCGTCACTTTCCTGAATCAACTATTTTCGGCGATATATCGGGGGTAACAGGTGAACAACTTATCGCAGCAGGATTTGAACCTAGAAACGGAATCATCACAGGTGGATTTCCCTGCCAAGATTTATCAGTGGCTGGAAAACGAGCAGGATTGGGTGGTTCTCGATCAGGACTTTTCTGGGAAATCTGCAGATTGCTTGACGAAACAAGAGCGCAAAATTTTATCCTTGAAAATGTCCCTGGTTTACTTAACTCCAACGGCGGTGCAGACATGGCCGTTGTTCTTGAAGCGTTGGTTGAGCGCGGGTATCGCGTTGCCTACAGGGTACTTGATGCTCAACACTTCGGAGTACCCCAACGCCGCCGTAGAGTGTTCATTGTCGGATGTCTTGGAGACACAGGGCCAGCACCTGAGCAAATACTCGCTATCCCCGAAAGCCGCGCAAGGTATCTTGCGGAGAGCAAACCGCAGAGAAAAGACACTGCCACCGCAATTGGAGCAAGCACTGCAGCATACGGCCAATCAGGATTTGCAAAATACACCGAAGGTGTAACAACACTTACTGCGACTTCTTACAAAAGGCCTGAAGATAATGTTGTTCTTCACGAAAGCTAAGCGAGCGCAAAATGTCAATGATTATGAGTCTTGGAAGCGGGGGGGGTAGTGCCAACATTGAACGCAATGGATAACAATGGAGAGGCTTACGCAACAGTTTTAATTATTGATGGCACCCGTGTAAATGATGTTCGGGTGTATGAGGATGGCATTGTGCCAACAGTTATTTCACGATATGGAACAGGGGGTGGGAATGTGCCAATGATATTTAGCCATACTCAAGGTTTAGATGTGCAAGCAAGTGAAACAAACTCACCAACACTTAGAACAGGGGGCGCAGGAATGGCAATTGTTTATCCAATTGATGATGCAAGAGAATTAGAAAAGCACCAAAACGGAACTGGCATTGGTACTGAAGGCGCACCTGCCTATACATTAGATCGCCAGCAAGCACCTGCAGTAGTTGCTTTTTCACCATCAGATTTTGCTAATTACACTGAAGGTGTAGGAACGCTCAAAGCTGGAATGACAAATAACAATTCACCAGTTCTTGCTTTTGATGCTTACAACCACACAATTTCAGAAACAAATCAGACTTTAAGAACAGGCTCAGATTTAGACAAAATGGGAACTGTTTTTGAATCTGCAGTTGTGCGCCGACTTACGCCAGTCGAATGTGAGCGCCTTCAAGGGTTTCCTGATAACTGGACTGATGGCCAAGCAGATTCAAACCGCTATAAGCAAATGGGCAACGCGGTAGCAGTGCCTGTTGTGCAATGGATTATCAACCGAATGGTGGAACAAATCGGTGAGTAATTTATTGCCAATTGCTTTGCGCTTTTTAGCTCAGGGCATTTCTGTTGTTCCAACCGCCAATGATGGCTCTAAACGACCTGCATTTGCTTGGCAAGGATTTCAAGAGCATCTACCTATTGCCGATGAACTACTTTCTTGGTTCAAAGATGGCGTTGATGGCATTGGCGTTATTACTGGCCAAGTCTCAGGCAACCTTGAAATGCTTGAACTTGAAGGTCGAGCAGTTGCCGAAAAGATGCACCTTGAGATTGCAGAAATCGCTAACAATTCAGGGCTTGGCGATTTGTGGCAACGCCTCAATAGCGGTTATGTGGAACTGACACCATCAGGCGGGTTGCATTGGCTTTATCGGGTATCAGATGGCACATTGCCAGGAAACACGAAACTTGCCCGTAAGCCTGGAGAAAACGGCGGTGTGGATGTATGGGCCGAAACGCGAAGCGAAGGCGGCTTTACAATCACCGCGCCTTCAGGTGGTAGCACTCACCCTTCAGGCGGTGCTTGGACACTTATAGGTGGTTCTATTGAGACAATTCCAACGATTACGATGCTTGAGAGATCAGCACTGCACGCAATCTTTGCAATGTTTGATGAGATGCCTAAAGCTGAAAATCTGCAACAAGAAGTTGTAGCAAAACACGATGGCATCCTCACCCCTGGCGATGATTACAACGCCCGCACCACTTGGGAAGAACTATTGCAACCTTTGGGCTGGACTGTTGTTTATCGCAAAGGTGAATCAACCGTGTGGCGCAGACCAGGTAAAACCGAAGGCATCAGTGCCACCACCAACTTCAATGGCAACGATAAGTTCTATGTGTTCTCAACCAGCACTCAATTTGATTCAGAAACCTCATATTCCAAGTTTGCGTTTTATGCAATGACCAAACACGGTGGAGATTTCAAGGCAGCAGCCAACAATTTGCGAAATCTCGGCTACGGGGCGCAAACGCTTAATTCTTTTGATTCAAGCAATTCACTGATGCCTATAAATCAACTGCAAGCACCACCACAAGCCACTGAAGCTGATTTAAGCGGTGATGAATCCAGTTGGAAACCAATTAGCCTTAAAGATTACTTTGATGGCTTATTTCAAGCACCTATTGCAACTATCTTGAAGCGTTCAGATGGTCATGGCCTGATCTATGAAGGTCGCGTTCACTCAATTTATGGTGAATCTGAATCAGGTAAGTCGTGGATTGCTCAAATTGCAACTGCCGAGTGCCTGAAGAACGATAAAAAGGTGATCTACATTGATTTTGAATCAGATGCCATTGACATTGTTAACCGTCTCAAGGCGCTAGGTGTCTCAAGAGCTAACCTACTGCAATACTTTTCTTATATTCGCCCTGAAGGTGCTAGGGATGCCGATGACCCATATTGGCAAGCCATCCTTGAGCCAAAATCTGCAACCCTTATCATTATTGACGGCGTAACCGAATCCCTGACAATGTGGGGTGGCGAATCCAAAGATAACGATGCAATTACCCGTTGGATGCGCCTGTTTCCACGAACAGTAGCCACCGCCAGTGGCGCTGCCGTTGTGCTTATTGACCACATCACCAAAAATGCAGAAACACGCGGGCGGTTTGCCATTGGCGGCCAAGCCAAACTTGCCACCATTGATGGCGCTGCCTATCTCGTAGAGCCTCTTGAGGCACTTGCCCCTGGTAGAACTGGAACGCTCACAATGAGAGTTACTAAAGATCGTCCAGGCTTTGTTCGCAAGATTGCAGGTATGTGGCGAAAATCTGACCGCACCCAAGAGGCTGCAGTTTTTACCATTGATTCGACTAGGGCGCAGATGGAGTATGTAATTGGTGTGCCATTACTTGAGGACGAGCTAGAGAGCAACAAAGAGTTCAAGAAACAAAAAGAGGTTGCTGAGTTTATCCACAACCATCCTGGCGCTTCACGGCGATTGGTGGCTGAAGGAATTACTGGTTCAAAGGATGCCATTGGCGAGCGAATCAGTGACCTTGTTGCAGGCGGTTGGATAGAAAACCGTGGCAATGACCGTTCATTTATTTTGTACATCACCGACTTGGGCAAGAGCCATTTCAACCTTTTGGATGCCGAAATTACCCAATTGAAGGTGAATTAAGGTGTACCGTACTGTACCTTTTGTGTACCTTTTTATTTTAGGTACACAGGCAGTTATGAGCGTGATCGGTGTGCGTACTGTTCCGCATATGTATATATGCGGAAATAGGTACACCATCACACTCGGTACAGGTACGCCTAATGAGTGAGTTGGATTTCAAACCTATCAGTTGCCAAAAATGTGGCAATCTGATTTGGGCAGGGGTCAGTGCATCCAGTCGGTGCGATGTGAAACTTGATACGGCTCGCCTCAATCTTGTGCAAGAAGTCTTGGCACTCACATCAGGGCTTGGCACCTACCAAGTCCACCGCACCGCCGTTTCATTTGAGGCAACCCGAAGAACGGCTGGGCGAATGACGGCTGCCGACCCCATTGTGCTTG